GCTCGTCAGATCGGGCCAGATCTGATCCCAACTGAGGTTTTCCAGTCTGCACTGGGAAACTTGAAGTGTGGATTGGCCAAACGCGTGCAACCACTGCCATACAAGCCGGACAAGCAGCTCGAGAGAAAGATCCACAAGACTGTCACCAAACTGATCACTGAGGTGTTCAGTAGGAAGAAGATCATAGAGTGGAGAGAGCAGAATCCGGACTTAAGTGAGATGGCATCAAAGAAGTGGTCAGGAGCACGCTTTAAGCAGGCTTTCAACCATTTGCTGAGTGACAGCATTGAAGGCAGGGACATTGCTCACGAATTCATGATCAAGCAGAACGAAGCATTGCCCGCCAAAGGGAAAGCCCCCAGGCCAATCATCACTTCGGGTGATGAGGGTCAGGTTGCCATGCTACTGCCCGTCAAATGCTTTGAAACTTTGTTGTTCAAGCATTTTAAGGACGCTAGCATTAAAGGAGTCCCCAAGCATCAGGCGATGTCACGCGTTGCAAACCGATTACGGTTTAAGGAGCGTAGACTCAGGCCAACAGTCATCGAAGGAGATGGCTCAGCTTGGGACGCATGCTGCAATTTGAACATCAGGAACATCACAGAAAATCGCATCATCGAGCACATCATTCAGGTGCTTGGCGAAGACAGTGAAGTTCCAAATGGATGGCTCCAGCAGTGTCTACGTGACATGAAAGGAGAGCAGCTGCGTGGAAAGGCTAAACTGGATGAGAAGAAACAACGCAACCCAGTCAGGGTTGTCATAGACTCCATTAGGCAATCAGGACATCGGGGTACGAGCGCATTCAATTGGCTCATCAACTACGTGTGTTGGATGTGCGTGATGTGCGAATACCCCGAGGACATGGTCGCGAAGACACAACAAGGCGAGCTGCGTGCTCGCTATAAGTCATCATTCGATGGACGAGTGTACGAGATAAAGTACGCATTCGAAGGTGACGATTCAGCGCTCACGACCAATGAACCCATCACCCCAGAGCGGCAAAAGCACATAGAGGACGCATGGGAAAGCCTTGGCTTTCGCATGAAACTGGTGTTTGGGAGTCGCAAGATGACTTTTACGGGCTTTGACTTTTTGTGCGATGAGCTCGGACCCACCCAGACATTCATGCCAGAGCTTGCAAGGAACATTGCGTCGTCGTCTTGGACGACTTCCGCTGAAGCCAAATCACACAAGGAGAGACTGCATGCCATTGGAGCAGCAGCAATGTTGGCTCGGGCGGAAAACTTTGCTGACTGCGGTCCGTTCCGCAGGTACTTTGCCGCATTGGGATTGGCTCATTGCAAGGCTGGAGGTGATTGTTCCATTGGGGAAGAGACGGCAGTGTCTTTAGGCATTGCCCCAGCGGAATCAGTGGAGGCTAGACTCCACGAAGCGGCGGATGGAGCAGAGCCGTTGACTAATGAGATGCGCGAGTTGGTACAGTTCTCGTGCAAGCTTAGTCATGAACAGGAGGCCAACTTGCTTACGTGCCATTTTGGACGCAAGTGGGCCCCGGCTGCTGCTCGGCATTTGATCCCAATTGAGCTTTGGGACCCGGGCAACTTTCAAGCTGCCCGCCGCCGCTAGGGATCGGGCTGACGCCCGTTAATTCAGCGACCAAGTTTTGGTAATTAACAGTAGCACTTTGTGCTTTTCAGGGATTCCACCACTCTGCTTGCCGAGGAGTGGGATCAGAAGGCCGTGGGCACCATCATCGGTATTGGG